TTACTCAATAAAGATGTAAATTTTGTTAGGGAAGCATATCCTAGTGCTTCGTCACAAGGATTACCGAAACATTACGCATATTTTGATGATGATTCGTTTCTCTTAGGGCCTACCCCTGACGGCGCTTATACAATGGAATTGCATTATGGGTATTACCCTGAGTCGATTGTTACAGCGGGTACTACATGGTTAGGTGATGAGTTTGATTCAGCGTTACTTAATGGAGCATTGATCGAGGCAATACGTTTTATGAAGGGCGAGCCTGATCTAGTGCAGTTTTATGAACGTTTATATGTTCAATCGCTAAAACTGCTTAAAACTTTGGGCGACGGTAAACTTCGTGAAGATACATACCGTTCTGGGCAGTTTAGAATGAAAGTAGAATAGGAGATAAGAAATGGCAATTTCACAAGCAATGGTAACTTCCTTCAAGAGAGCACTTCTTGATGGAGAGATGGATTTTAGTTCCGACACGTCTCAGACGTTTAAGGTCGCACTGTTTACCTCCTCGGCAACATTAGATGCAACAACAACGGCGTATAGTACAACAAACGAAGTATCCGGTACGGGTTATATAGCGGGTGGTAACACGTTAACCGTTGTAGCTCCTACAACATCTGGTACTACTGCGCTCCTAGATTTTGCAAATACTACGTGGTCTACCTCAACAATTACGGCACGTGGGGCGATTATTTATAAATCTGGGGGCGGAGACCCTGCTGTCGCAGTTCTTGATTTTGGAGCTGACAAGGCATCAACGGCGGGTGATTTTACAATACAGTTCCCAACCGCAAACTCTAGTAGCGCTATAATTAGGATTGCATAGGGTGACTGAATGCCATCATATGTAGGATGGGGTTCTGCCGCATGGGGCCAAGGCTCTTGGGGTAAGGACCCCAATGTTAACGTCACAGTAACTGGAGTCGCCGGAACATCCGCTCTTGGTTATGTAGGATGGGGTTCTACCGCATGGGGCCAAAGCTCTTGGGGTAGGGACTTAACTGTAACAGTTAGTGGTGCGGCTACAGTTCAGCCTTCGGGGTTAGAAGCCACAAGCGGTTTAGGTTCAGTAACTGTTGTTGCTGAAGCATATGTCAACGTAACGGGTAATGTAGGAACAAGTGCACTTGGTAGCATAACTATCAGTGTGGGGGCAATTGTTTCTCCCACAGGTTTATCCGCTACAAGCGGTTTAGGTTCAGTAACTGATGTTGCTGAAGCAAATATCTACCCTACTGGGGTAAGCGCTACAAGTGCTTTAGGCACGGTCTCTGTAATAGGAGACGCAATCGTCGCAACATCTGGGCTTACAGCTACTGGTTCTATTGGAACTGCTTCCGTAAGGTTAGGTTTTGTAGAAAATGTAACAGGAGTCTACGGACAAACAGAACTAGGTAATGTAATCGTTGCGGCTAACTCAAATGTAGCGGTAACGGGTGTAAATGCAATAAGCGCGGTAGGTACAGTATTTGTTTGGGGAGACATAAATGACAATCAAAACCCCAATTGGCAAAATATTGCTGGCGCACAAGCACCAACTTGGGGTAATGTTTCAACAGGACAGATTCCTAATTGGCAAGATATAGCCGCGTGAGGATTAAAAGATGACAACACAGTATACTTCGATACTTAAATTAGCCCTTCCCGTCCAAGGGGAACTCAGTGGTACATGGGGTGATGTTGTAAATAACAACATTACTTCAATGATTGAGCAAGCAATTGTTGGACGTGCGGTCATTGACACGTGGTCAACTAATTCCCATGTGTTAACTACCGCTGATGGCACAACCTCTGAATCGCGTTGTGCGATGCTAGAGTTCACTGATACAGGATCAAATCTTAGTGGGGCAGCAACTGTCGTATGCCCTACAGCCGCTAAAATTTATATTGTTAAGAATGCTTCAGGCGAAGCTGCTACGCTTAAAACAGCTAGTGGTTCGGGAATAGCTGTTCCTAATGGCAAAACAATGCTTCTTTTTTGTGATGGTACTAACGTTCTAGAAGGCGTTACAAACGTAGCATCGCTATCAGTTGGTGGGTACACAGTTTCCCTTGCAGGAGCTTTGACTACCGCAGCGGCGTTTACAACGGCTGGAGCGAATGCACTCACGTTAACAACTACAGGTGCAACTAACGTCACTTTACCTACAACAGGCACACTAGCTACGCTTGCGGGTACAGAGACGCTTACTAACAAGACGTTAACTAGTCCAACAATTACATCTCCTGCGCTTACTGGTTCTATTGCAGCCGCTGACATTACAATTTCTGGTGATACCACGATTGGTGATACTGCGGCAGATGATCTAACTGTTAATAGTACAATCAAATCAAACCTTATATTTACTGACGATACCTACGATATAGGCGCATCGGGCGTTACACGCCCACGTAATATCTTCTTATCAGGTAATGCTACAATTTCTGGCGATACTACGATTGGTGATGCTGCGGCAGATGATCTAACTGTTAATAGTACAATCAAATCAAACCTTATATTTACTGACGATACCTACGATATAGGTGCATCGGGCGCTACACGCCCACGTAATATCTTCTTATCGGGTAATGCCGCAGTTGGTGGACGTGTGTCACACTCAACCATTACCACACTTTCGAGCGATGGCACACCGTCGGTCTCGGCAGGCAACTATTTCGTGACAGGCGACACTACGACGATTACCGACTTTGACGATGGGGTTGTGGGGCAGACGATTCACATTCTTGCGGAACACGCAAAAACGATCACGGATAACGCTGCTATCATCTTGGATGGCTCTGCTAACTTCGTGATGGCTGTAGCAGACACACTGACGCTGACTATGTTCAACGATCAAGTTTGGCAAGAAACGGGGCGCACTACAAACGTGGCGGCTGGAGCGTCCTACGAGGAGGGAACATGGACACCGGTATACGCGACAAGTTACGGTGAAACTGCACCCAATCTGACTTATGCCGTACAGTCAGGTTATTATACAAAGGTTGGCAGATTAGTTACTTGCTGGTTTAGGCTCACGGCAGACGTAGTAACCAGTAAAGGTCAGGGAATATTGCGTATAGAGGGCTTGCCGTATACTGTCGATTGGGTTAATGGAGGCTCGGATTACGCTGGATCTATTGGTGGTGGATATTTATCGTGGGTCAAGTACTTTGAAGATGAAAACTATCAGTCACCACGGGGAATTTATCTGCATCAAACGGGTGCTGAAGCGGTGCTTACGATGCATAGGGACGATGATGCGGCCTTCACGCCCCTCGATTGGCACCTAAATCCCGCTAATCCTGCCGCTGCGTCCCATACGACGTATTGTTTGGCTGATGATTGTGACCTGATGGGTCACTTTTCTTATTTAGAAACCGATTAATGCGTCAGCAGGAGTAAAGGTTGCTGCAATTTCATACTTTACAGATCAATAACCATACGCCTAGTGGACTCTAGGCACAGACAGTCCAAGCAAAGGAGATAAAAATGGCACTAACAGAAGAAATAGTGAACGACAAGATTGAGGTAATTAATAACGGCTCTTGGTCATGCGTTCAAGTAAGAACAGCATCAGTTATCAAGCGGGACGGTGGAGAGATCTCACGGTCTTTCCATCGTCACGTAGTCATGCCTAATGCTGACCTAAGCGCAGAAGATTCTGATGTATCTGCTATCTGCGCCACCGTATTCACACAGGCTTGTAAAGACGCATACGCCGTAGCAGCACAGGAATAATTGCAGACCAAACAAGACTCGATGAGCTTTTATTAGGAATACCAAGTGTCTAAAGAAGCAACCAATTTGTGGAATAAAATAACCGCCATAGTTGCAGTGGCTTCAATGTGCTTTGCAATTATGACGGTTTACGTTACGTTTGTAGCAGAAGACGCCGCAGAAGATGCGGTAGAGGTGGCAGTAAAGCCAGTGGCCCAGACAGTGAGCCAGAACACCATTACTATTGCGGTCCTAGAAACGCGGCTCACGGCTATCGATGATCAACTGCAAGAAAACAACTCCGTGATGTCGGAAATTATGAAGCGTTTGCCCCCGGAAAAATTCTGGGAGGCGGGACAGTGAAATTAACCTGCTGTTTCAATATTCCCAGTAGTTCAGGTTAAGGAGGTGGCAGTGATAGGAGGCATCGTAGGGAGCTTGGTTGGCCCCGTTTCAGGGCTGTTAGACAAGTTTATTGAAGATAAAGACCAAAAAGCAAAGTTGGCCCATGAGATTGGGACCATGGCAGAAAGACACGGGCAGGAGATTGCCCTAGCGCAAATTGCGTTAAATACTGCTGACGCCAAAGGAAACTTCTTTCAATCGTCTTGGAGACCCTTATGTGGGTATGTTTGCGTTCTTGGTTTAGCCGTCAATTTTTTAATATCGCCAATTGCCGCAGGGTTTGGTGTAGTTATCCCACAAGCAGACATGGGCGTGATGATGCCCGTTCTGATGGGTATGTTGGGTCTGGGTGGTCTAAGATCGTTCGAGCGTGTGAAAGGCGTAGCAAAATGAGTTTTAAGTTATCACAACGCAGCCTCGATAGGTTAAACGGTATTGATGAGCGGCTCGTTGCCGTAGTTAAACAAGCAATACACAACACTAAAGTTGATTTTGGTGTTATCTGTGGATTACGTACGGTAGAAGAACAACGTAAACTTGTTAACGCAGGCGCAAGTAAAACAATGAAATCTAAACATATTGGTGGTCATGCTGTAGACCTCATGGCCTATATTAGGTCTAGGGGTTCATGGGAATTAAACCTATATGATGACCTTGCAGACGCTATGAAAGAAGGTGCTAAAACCGCTGGAGTCGGAATTCGTTGGGGTGCCGCATGGCATATTCCAGACATCTGTGAGTGGGATGGTACAATGGAAGAAGCTATGAACGCATACGTAGATTTACGTCGTAGTCAAGGCAAACGGCCCTTTATTGACGGCCCCCACTTTGAATTGGTGGTGTAGTATGAAAACTACAGTTGATGCAAAAGAAACAGCCCAAGGTGTTAATCCTGCTCATACGATAGAAATAGTATGCGCACATTGCGGATATGACCTTGATGAATTAGAAGTCAAAGCAGATACTTGTTCTGATTGCGGCGAGACGCTAAACCTAAAACAGCACGTGACTATACAAGTTACGACATTACCCGTTGTCTTTGGTGAAACTATGTAGGTGAACTATGGCTCTAAAGAAGTTAGTATTTAAACCCGGTATCAACCGAGAAGTAACACGTTATTCCAATGAAGCTGGTTGGTACGAGTGCGATAAAGTACGCTTCAGACAAGGGTTTCCCGAAAAGATAGGTGGCTGGCAACGTATTTCAAGCACTTCGTTTCTTGGTGTTTGCCGATCTCTATGGAATTGGACAACATTAGGTAGTATTAACCGTACTGGTGTTGGTACACACCTCAAGTTCTATTTAGAGCAAGGTGGTGAGTATAACGATATTACACCTATTCGTAACACTACTTCTGCGGGAGATGTGACGTTTGCCGCTACTAATGGGTCAGCAACTCTTACTGTTACTGATGTAGGTCACGGCGTTCGTGAAAATGATTTTGTTACGTTTAGTCAAGCTGTATCATTAGGTGGCGCTATAACAGCTAATGTATTAAATGCTGACTACCAGATTGTTACTGTCCCCAGCGCAAATACTTATACAATAACCGCTACTGCTACAGCCAATTCATCAGACACAGGTACTGGCGGAGGATCGGTGATAGGTGCGTATCAAATCCGTACTGGAGAGCCGTACGCAGTACCTTTAACTGGATGGGGCGGTGGTGAATGGAGTGCAGATGTTTGGGGTACAGGTGGTGTTTCTACCGAATCTATACGTCTGTGGAGCCAATTTAATTTTGGAGAAGACCTTGTATTTGGCTCTCGTGGGGGCGCTATTTTCTATTGGGATGCTACAAATGGAATAAATACCCGTGGTGTTTACTTGTCATCTCTTGGCGGTGCGTCTAATGTACCCGTCACACAAAATTTGATTTTAGTATCAGACATAAACCGTTTTGTGTTTTGTTTTGGTACTAATGATGTTGGTACTGCTACCGTTGACCCAATGCTCATCCGTTGGTCTGACCAAGAAAATGTAGCACAGTGGACACCGGCATCTACAAATCAAGCGGGGTCCTTAAGACTATCACGGGGAACTGAGATAGTCGCGGCTAAACAAGCACGTCAAGAGGTCCTCGTTTGGACCAACTCTTCGCTATACTCGTTACAGTATCAAGGCGCACCCGCTGTATGGGGCGCTCAATTGGTCGGAGATAATATATCTACTGCCTCTCAAAACACCGTGGCTTTTGCTAGTGGTGTAGCTTTTTGGATGGGTAAAGATAAGTTCTACATGTATGATGGGCGTAGCCAACCACTGCCTTGCAACGTACGTCGTTACGTGTTTGAAGATTTTAATACCTTACAGTATGACCAAGTATTTGCGGGTACAAACGAAGCATTTCACGAAGTATGGTGGTTCTACTGTTCCGCAGATAGCGATACGGTAGACAAGTATGTAGTGTTTAACTATCTCGAACAGGCGTGGTATTACGGCACTTTAGCGCGTACAGCGTGGCTAGATTCTGGACTACGTGATTTTCCCCTTGCCGCGACTTATAGCTATAACCTTGTAAACCATGAGCAAGGTGCAGATGACAACCAAACAGATACACCTGCACCAATTGCAGCAACAATTACCTCTGGGCAGTTTGATATTGATGATGGAGACAGGTTTGTATTTGTATGGCGCATAATGCCTGATGTTACATTTGAGGGGTCTACAGCTACATCTCCCAGTGCGACAATGACTTTACTTCCTTTAGCTAACTCAGGATCGGGTTATAACAGCCCACTTTCAGAAGGAGGAAGTGCAACAGATACGGTTACAAGAACTGCTACTGTGCCTATTGAGCAATTTACAGGACAAGTAAATACCCGAGTGCGCGGGCGTCAAATGTCAATAGAAGTGGCTTCTACTGAATTAGGAGTCAAATGGCAGCTTGGGTCGCCCAGAGTAGATATGCGTTCTGACGGGAGACGCTAATGTCTAATGAACTTCAACGTGTAGAGCCACCCGCTTTGCCGTTAGCCCCAGATACATATGAACGCCCGTTTATGGATCAAAACAGCAATGTTCTGCGGTTGTTCTTTAACCGCCTTGTAACTATGGTTTCTAACGTATTTGCAGAAGACAATGGTGGTAAGTTTATTTTGTTTCCTTACGGTATTTTTTACAGCACTGTAGATCAAACAGCTTCTAATGTAGACACAGGATACGCTGTAACGTTTAATACAATTCGTGGGAACAGTGGTGTTAGTGTAGCTAGTAACTCACGTTTGACTGTAGTAAATGACGGTGTGTATTACGTGAAAACAACTTTACAGTTAGCATCTACTGACGCTTCTGCTAAAAACATATCTATATGGGTCAAGAAAAATGGTACTAGTGAGGTTTATAGCGCACACATATATAACATTACAGGGAGTGGTAAGAAAGACATTGCAAATTGGAACGGCTCTTTAGTGCTTTCTGCAACTGATTACGTAGAAATTTTCTGGGCTACTGATGACACAAACGTGGAATTACACGCCGATTCTGCAACGTCTGTACGACCTGCGGTTGCGTCCGCTGCGGTTGCTATATCATTTGTTAGCAACTCATAGTGTGTGCTTGCCTAATGTAACACACCATCTATACTGGTTGGACCCTATAACAGGAGCGAACCATGACTTTTGATTTTTTAGAATTGTTTAACGCTATCGGTGCAGCATTAAAAGTAGTCACTAATGACTTCATACCTGCCGAATCCCTTGAAACTCCGATAACTGAAGATGTAACTAATCTTGACAGTTTAGATGTAACACTAACTTTCTTTGTATTTGGAGAGGCTTATGGCA